TCAATTTCTACCGCAGGAATGAGAAATGACAGCTATTCAACAAACGCTAACACAATTATTGTAGGCATAAAAAGTAGCACTGATGGTAGCACACTGACCTCTTCTTCTGTTTCCGTTTCGACCCATTATCATAGTAATGCTGTACAAGTTGACCCCTTAACTGTATCAGTTCCAGCACACGGAGACCTCGCGTAATGGCATCAGAAATGTATGTAGATACAATTGCTGCCAGCGATGGCACCAGCCCTGCTACTCTTACCAAGCAACAGGCGGCGAAGGCTTGGCTAAATTTGACTGGCACAGGCACTATAGCTTTAAAGGACAGTTTTAATTGCGCTTCTGCGACAGACAATGGAACAGGCGATTATACTGCGACTTTTACAAATGCTATGGGTAATTCCAATTATTGCGTAACTTTTTCAGCGGGGGGGAATTTACCTGTTCATGGCTCTAGGGCAATAATTCACAAGACTTACGCAACAGGCTCACATAGAGGGTCGTGTCAGTGGCAGGGGGACGGAAGTATTCTTGACACAGACAATTACAATGTAGCAGTTCAAGGAGACCTAGCGTAATGGCATATGTAGGCGCACAACCGCAGAACCAGCTAGTCAAGATTTCTAGCCAGAGTTTCAACGGCGATGGTTCGACAACCGTGTTCTCGCTTAACTTGGCGGTTAATTCTAGCGAAGAGTTGGAAGTGTTTGTTGACAATCTTCAGCAGCAACCGGGTTCGACCAAGGCGTACACCGCAGCGGGTACTACGCTGACATTCTCTGAGGCACCGCAGACGGGCACTGGTAACATATATGTTATTTTCCGTGGCATGGCGGCGGCTACTGTTCGTTTAGAACATGATGCTAATCATGCGCTAGCGGCTACTACGGGTACATTTAGTAGCACCGTAACAGGTACGAAGTTTACAACTTCTGCTGACAAGACAAAGACTGAACTGTTTCAAATCAACGAGCAAACTGTATCTAACAATGTTACCATTGCGGCGACAGAGAATGCTTCTGTTACAGGTCCGATAACAGTGGCAACAGGCGTTACAGTAACAGTGGCAACAGGCGGGACATTGGTGACGCTATGAGTACGTTAAAAGCAGATACAATTGTAGCTACAGATGGCACTAGCCCTGTCACGCTGACGAAGCAGAGTGCGGCAAAAGTTTTATTTGCTATGAACCTTTCTGGTACTACTTATATGACAGTTGCTAACAATACTCTTTCAACACAAACTTTAAACATCTCAAGCGGCACTGATGCTGGCACAGGGCTTGCCAGAGGTAATCTTGTAAATGCTATGGATGCTTTGGATTATATTTGGTGTGAAGGAATTAAAGCTGGAAACAACACAGCTAATTTAGATGTAGGCGTTGCAACAACCTCATTAATTCCTTATGTGCATAAAGATGCAGACAGTAATGGTGCTGTAAATGAGTATAATACATCAGCAGTATTTGGAGACCTAGCATGAGTGAGATTATTACAGACAAACTCACTGGCAAGGCTACGGCTAAGACCGTTACCATTACTGTTGGTGCTACTTTAACACAGTCCTTGCAAACTGGTTTGGTTACAACTTTTGGAGGCTTTAATCAGCATTCTTCTATTACAAGTTTTAATGTTCCTCCTTTAACTGGTATAACAGAAAGTTTAAACGTCAGTTCGTACACGGATGTTTCCACTGGTAAGGCAGAGGCAGACTTTACAAGCAACACTGCTAATAATGATAGGCCGATATTTGGACAAGTTAAAAATACTAATAATGTAGCCTGTCCTGATACTGATGTTACGGCAACCAATAAAATGAGAATGACAATTAATGACGGGGACTCAAGTGCCGCTCAAGACAATTTGTTCTGGTTTGAGGTCTTAGGAGGAATGGCATAATGGCTGGCAAGATTGTAGCAGACCAAATAGAACACAGCACCGCAGGGTCGGTTGATACGCAGTACGTTGTGAATGGTAGTGCAAAGGCTTGGTCAAATGTAGATAATACTGGAACAATCGGAATCGGTG